CAGACTGCTGCCACGTATCGACGACACGCTGTTTGTCGGTTATGTAGACCCGACGCCAGAGGACAGAGACATAAAGCTAGCAGAAAACCGAGGACTAAAAGAGGCTGGCATTATTACTGCTAACGAGGCACGAGCTAACTACGGGTACACCGAGGTAGACGGCGCCGACGAGCTAGTAGCTGCACGTAACCCACTTGCCGGACTGGTAACAGAGGGGCGGGCTATTCTAAAGTCTCGACCGCGACTACGTAAATTACTCGACACCCAAGAAAAAGTAGAGCGTATGATTAAAAGCATTGTCTCTAATAAAACCAAGTTTAAAGGTACCGAGATACTGCAGACACGAGAGCAGCAGCAGGCATACGCCAAAGCTGTTAACAAGAGCGTAGACGCTAAAGCTGCTGGTATTGCTGTAGTCGTAGGCAAGTACTACGAGGGGCTAGCAGAGCGCGTACTAGCGTCGGGTAACACCGAGGCAGGTTTTAGTACTACTGGCTTTATGGATAAGACAGCCGAGCAAATCGAGATTAAAAACACGATTGTACCGGCACTAGAGCGCGTACTGCAAAAGGCAGGGCAAGAGGCGTTAGACCTTATTTTTGTCGGGCAAAAGAGTGTAGGCGAAGAGTTTAAACTAACCGACGCATTGCTCGCTCGATACGCAGACCGCTACATATTTTTCGCTAACTCGATAACAGACACTAACTTCGAGATTGTTAAAGGTACGATTATGACAGGGCTAGCAGCCGGCGACAGCCCAGACGTTATCGGTAGAGCGTTGCGAGATATGTTTACCGAAATGGCAGTAACTAGAGGCAAGACTATTGCACGTACCGAGACAGCGTTTGCGCAGAGTATCGCTACTAACGAGGCATACGCGCAGTCTAACGTCGTTACAGGTAAAAGGTGGATAACAGTAGGCGACCTACAGGTACGAGCCAGCCACGCAGCAAACGAGGGCGCAGGTGTGGTAGGTAAAGGCGACGCGTTCCCTAGTGGCGAGAGCTACCCAGCGCAGCATAGTATAAATTGCCGTTGCGTTTTGGCACCGGCTATAGGGTTGCAATAATTAACAGCACTGCACTTTACAAAACGGTTTACGTGTAGAAGTAGGGTATAATATAATCATATGAAGTTAACGAAAGCACAAATTGCAGAGCGACGCACAAAGGCAGCCGAAATGGTTAACACCACGGTTAAAATCGACATCGCACAAAAAGCTATTTCGATAAATAAAGAAGAGCATACTGCAATTTTTGTTATGTCTACTACAGACATCGACCGGCACGGCGACATCGTAGACCAAGAGAGCTGGCTGCTCGACTACTTCGAGACTAACCCGTCGTTTTACTTCCAGCACGAAAGCTGGGACTTCCCGTTAGGTAGGTGGCTACGTGTATGGCTAGAGGACGACCCAAACAATGCCGGCGAAAAGCGACTAGTAGGCGAGGCGAAGTTTAGCGTAGAGATTGACGAGCGAGCTAACCGAGCGTGGCTACACGTACAAGAGGGTAACCTAAACTGCGTTAGTGTTGGGTTTATGCCACACGAGGTAGACTACGACGAAAAGCGAGATTGCTTTATCTTGCGCCAGTGTGAGTTACTAGAGTGCTCGCTAGTGGGTACACCTAGTAACAGGCAGGCACTAATTAAAGACGCCAAGAGTGCTATAGTAAAGGTAGCAGAGGCGGTCGAGAGTGAGGCGAAACTAAACCCTATCGCGCACAAGGCAGCCCGCAGAGCTAGAGCTGCACACCTACTACGAAAAGCAGCCCGAGCGTACAGCGACAACTAAATATTTAAAAGCGCCTTATATAATTTTACCCCTGCAATGGGTAGGCAGTAGTTTACAAAGTTAACCTAATTTTATGTTTAAATATTTTATTACGGTGGACGGTATTAAGTACTACTGCGACAAGGCAGGCGAACTTGCACTAAAAGACGGTGCACCGCAAGAGGTACCAGAAACCGACACCGAGGCAGTAGAAGTAGACCAAGAGGCAGAGGCGCAAGAGGCTGTTAAAGCTATCATTGCTGCAGCTATGAAAGCAGGCGAAACCGACGTAGCCAAGGTGGTTGCAGAGGCTAAAGCTGCTATCGCAGACGTATTTAAGTCTATTACTGTTAGCGCAAGCGAGAGTAAAAGCAAGATTGTCGACCTAGTGAACAGTAAAAATGTAACGCTAGACGTCGAGGCTGTTAAAAAGGGTATTACTGCCCTAGCCGGTGGTAACTCGAAAGCGTTTGCGTTTGAGCTAAACACCAAAGCCGACCTAGACGCACTACGAAAGTCGACTAGTACAGGCGACTTTACTGGCGACGTTGTAGAGCCAACGCGAGACAGTGAGGTAACGCGTGACCCAGTACGACAGCCGTTTATCGAAACTATTGCGAGCACTACCGAGGTAGGTGCAGTAGGTTTGGTTTACGTAGAAGTCGTAACCGAAACTGGTAACCCTGCTACAACTGCAGAGCTAGCAGCTATGCCAGAAAAAGACTTCGAGTACGAGGCGTTTACTGCACCACTAAAAAAGGTTGCGGTAATGAACAAGCACAGTGTCGAGCTATTGAACGACGCACCACAGCTTGCTAGTGAAATCCAAGGTATGCTAACCGAGGACTTGAACGTCGAAGTAGACGCGCAGCTATTGAACGGGGACGGGTCGGGGCAAAACCTAACAGGTATTTTGTCACGAGCTACAGAGGTAGACGCTGCTGCTATCGGTACGCAAGTACTTGCAGACGCTAACCACTTCGACGTATTGCGTATTGCAATGACAAAAATTGCTAGTGGTGGTAAAGGGCGGTTTGTGCCAACGCACATTTTGCTAAACCCAGTAGACACCGAAACTATCGACCTAACCAAGGACACCCAAGGGCGATACGTTATGCCTAGTTTTGCAGCAGCAGACGGTACACGTATTAAAGGGGCGTTAGTTATCGAAAACGTAGGGGTACCAGAGGGCGAGTTTATCGTCGGGGACTTCCGAAAGCTACGAGTAGGTCGCCAAGGTGGTGTACGAGTAGAAATGACTAACAGTGACGGTACAGACTTTGGTAAAGACATTATGTCTATCAAGGTGGTACGACGTATCTGTAGTTACGTGCGAACTAACCACAGTGCAGCGTTTCAGACAGGGGACTTTGCAGCTATTAAGACAGCGCTAGCAAGCTAGCCAACTTTGGTAGGCAGTTAGTGGGGCTTTACAGCCCTACTATACTGCCCGCCATAGCTAATAAACTTTGTTATGAAAACACCAAAACTAGAAGTAGGTAAAACCTACAAAAACAAGTACGGGCAATTTACTAAAGTTACCGAGGTAAAAGACGGGTTTGTATACTTTAGTGGGTGGCACGTAAAAGAGAGCGAGGCAGCCAAACGACTAAACGCTAACGGGCACCAACCGTTAAACGTACGGGCGTTTGGTCGACTACTCGACGGCAAGGCTGCACCGGCAGCAGCATCGACTACTAACGGTAATGGCGTTAGTAATGAGCGTCTAGCGTTGCTAGAGCAAGCCTGCGAGCTACACGCCCAAAAGACCGGCGAAGACGCGCCAGTGTCTATGTGGGACGGTGTGAGCGACGAGGATATTACTGCTCGTATCGAAGAGCTAGAGGCAATGGACGACGCAGAGCCACAGGTGCAAGCGTCGGACGTTGTAAAGGCATATGCAGCCGAAAATAATATTGACCTAGCAACTGTAACGGGTACAGGGGCTAACGGCAACATCATTAAAAAAGACGTAGAGGCAGCTATTGCAGCGAAAGCTAAATAGTCTCGCACGTTTGTAGGCGGGTCGAGGCGGTGGGAGACCTCGACCAACCTATCAAACTTACGAGTTTGGCGTTACAAAATTAAACATTTAAACTATGAGTGCAGTTACACAAATTAGCGAGTACAACGGTGCTGGCGAAACCAAGAGCGCAGACGTTGCTAACCTAAACTTTGGGTCGGTCGACGCCAGCGAGTTAGTAGTAAACGACAACCCTATAAACGTAGGCGAAAACAGTTTCGAGAAAAAGTTTACGCTCGAAGTTACCGACATAAACGACGTTACTATCGTACGTAATATTAAAATATGGCGAAACGGTGCACTCGGTGCCAACGCGTCGCTAAAGACTAGTGCACGAGAGGCTAGTTACGCAGAGCCAACATATAGCGCACCTACAGCAGCAGCTAGTGCCTTTACACAGGATATGCCAGCAGCAGAGCCTACAGGGGCTAACGTGGGTATTGGTGGTAGTCTTACTGGCGAGCTAACAGCAGCCGGCGAGACAGACTTAATCGTAGCGCAGCTACAGACAGTAGCAGGGGCTACAGCCGGTGCAGCGTTTGACCTAAACATACAACGCGACGAGGTAGCCTAGACTTTAACAGGTAGGGTACTAAATGCCCGCAAACTAGCACTAAATGCGACCTATGAAAACTACAGACACACAAAACAGTAAACCCAGTACCCAGCTTGTAACGCCGTGGGGCTGGGCGTGGCGTGCAGTCTACCCGCTACCAGAGCACGTAGCAGCCGAGGCTCGTGCTAAACGAGGCAAGGCAGTACCAGAGCAAGTACTACAATTTAACCGCGTCGAGGGTGGCTACACTATGCTGCCCTTTTCTGCTATCGACCAAAAGCGTGCGCGGTTTATCGAGGTGTACCCGTTTTACGACAAGACTAAACAGCCAGTGCGTATCGTAATGAGCAAGAGGCTACGGTTAACCTTTATGCGTCGAGAGGTAGACGTCGGTTACCTAGGCTTTAAAACCCTGCAATTTTTCGTAATAGGCTACACCTACAAAGTTAAAGGCGAGAGCGTAAACAGCTACCTTTATTTACTGCCAGACGGCACGACATATATGTCGGCAGTGGATAATATAAATGTGCCCGAGCTAATACTGTACGCCTAGCCTATGAGTGATATACGCGTAGAGAGTTTTGACGTAGACGTAGCCGACGGGGGTACACACACGTTAAATAACGACGTCGGGGCGCTGGCTAATGCGTTTGTAAAAAACAATAACAACACTCGTAAAGGGTCGGCAGGTCTAGTCGGTAATACAGGCAATTTACCGCCACGCGACGCGTCTATGGCTGCCGAGCTAACAGCTACCAATACTATTACCTTTAGAGCAGGTAGCGGTGCGTCGACGCATAAGTTTGTGGGCGAGGTTTGGCGGTACCTCGGTGCAGCCGGTGGGGCTAACGAGTTTATAGTACGTGGTAGGGTCGCAGTAACTCTAGGTAATGGCGTAGCAAGTAACACGGCTGCTATTAGCGGTATTGTCGCAGAGGGCGACTGTGTGCCGTTTATGGCTGGTTTAAGTAGTGACCAAACAAGTACTAACGACTACGACGCAAGTACCGTAGGGGTGCGACTAGACGGCTCGGGTAACGTCGAGGTTAGCCGGCAGTCTACTACTGGTAGCGTGACTGTGTACGTAACGGTCGTAGAGTTTACTGGTAGTAATTGGATTATTGCCAGTGGGGTTAGTGCTAGCCACGATAGTACTAGAGAGTTAGTTACTTTGAATGCAGACGTGGGCGACTGGGGTAAAGCGTGGTTAGAGGCGACAGGGCAGGGCGATACAGCCGAGACAGGGCTAGCAGACATAATGTTTTTAGCGTACCCAGCAGCAGCTACTAACCAAGTCTATGTAGACTACCAAGAGGGCGACGGTAATGCTCGTAACGACGGCACAGCGTACGTTTATGCTATTGCTAACTCGCAGTCTATTGTCTCGCACAATGGTAGTAGTGACCAAATCCTAGAGGGTAATAATAGCTACGGTACGCAGGTTGTATTGCCTGCAGCAGTAAACCTTAATAGGTTATTAAGTAGGTACGGGTTGTCGTGGTTTACAACTACGTCGGGTAAAGGTACCGCGCACGCCAGAGGTGCGCTAGGTGCGCGTATCACAGGTAACGAGGGGTATAGCCAAGGCGACGTACTCGACATCGTTGCATTTGACAGACTAGCCGACATAACCTTTAACACGCTACTAACTTTTAATGCGACGCCAGACGGGTGTATTACAGAGCTGGGGGGTACGCGTAGAGGTTTATACGTGGGGTTTGTCGGTGGCTCGTTTATAGCTCGGTGTGGTAATGGTAGTACAGGGGTGCCTAACGACACTGCAAATATTGAAATATTGCCAGCTACGTACGACTTTGCCGGTAAAACAGGGCGGTTACTTATTAGTATCGACCTTGCAGCAAATAGTATCAGTATATCGTTTGACGAGGGCGACACGGGCACTATCGACCACACAGCTACTAACGTGTCTGTTAGTGCTTTTACCGAGTGGGCAGGTACCGACAGCGGTGGTGTAGGGGTAACTAGTGGCAGTATCGCAGGTAGTCACCCGACCACGGCTTTTAACGGTACTATCGACGAGTTTAATTTTGACCAATCGGGCGGTGCTGTAAGTAACTACGCTATCGACCACTGGGTGCACCGAAATGGTAACACCGTAAAAGCACGACTAGCGGTTATTGACATATCGCAGCTAATTAGTGCTGCACCGCCAGCAGTGACCCAAGAGACCAAGGTAACGAGTGCAGAGTATGCGGTACTCGACCAAGAGGTAGTAGCCACACCAACCGAGTATACCGTCGTAAAGCTAGTGCTCGAAACTATTGCGACCAACTATGCCATAGTTAACATAGTTACCGACGGGGTACCTGCAGCGTACTCTATTTTAGATAATGCCCTAGACAATGTTACTGCCGGCTATGCTGTTTTAGAGAGCCAGAGCGACGCTGTAGCCACTAACTATGCCCTTGTCGATACAAACGTCGACACGACGCCAGCGAGCTACGTGGTGGCTATTGAGGACGTCGACACAGTAGGTGCAGCCTACTCTATTGTAGACGGGTCGCTAGATACTGTGCCTACTAGCTATGCAGTGGGCAAAACCGTAGTAACAAATATAAACTCGCAGTATGGTGTACAAAATAGTGCACAAGACACTACCCAAGTCGACTACGCAGTCGCAGTGCCTAGAGGTGTAGCTATTAGCTCGGGCTACGAGGTTTTGGTCGAGGGTAGCGAGGTAGAGAGTATTACGACCCAGTACGCAGTTAAAACCGACGCGCTCGACAGTATTGCTACCGAGTACGCAGTTAACACTAATGCAGTCGAAACTCTACCGACTAACTATGCAGTCGAGGCGCCAGCTATTGACACGCTACCGGCAATTTATGTTGTAATAACCGACGCGCTCGCAACCCTAGAGACCGAGTATGCTATTGCTGCACCCGAGCTAGAAGTGTTACCAGTCGACTACGCAGTACTTGTACAATCGACTATACAAGAGCCAGCAGAGTACGCCGTGCTCGATAATATGCTCGACGCTATGCCGGTCGACTACAGTGTCGTAGTCGAGCAGGTTGTACCTACTGCTGCACTGTATCGAGTAGAAACGCAGACTACTCTATTAGTAAACGCCGAGTACTTTGTACGGCTACCGACCACTGTAGAGGTTATGGTAATGCCCTGCGACTACGCACTTTGGGATATAGAGACCGGCTGCAGGTTGCCAGTTAACCCAACTGTACAGCCCTACACTAAACAGACAGGTATTTATACGCCAGTCGCAGGGGGTATAGAGCAGGCTGCTAGCCCGTATACACCGGCAGGCAGTGATATTAGCAAGCGGTGCCTATAACAGGTGCTATAATAATAAAAAGACTATGTTAAATTACACGACCGAAGAAAAAGTAGAGCAATTTTTAAATGTCACTATCGACGGTAGCGTTAGTGCACAAATTGACGGTTGGGCTGCAGCAATGTCTCGGTTTGCAGACAAGTACTGCAACCGTACTCTAATGGTCGAAGAGAGCGAGGTGCGCAAGTTTAGTGGTATTGGTAGCAGTACTCTACATATCGACGAGGCGTGCGAGATTGTAAGCGTGACACCCAAGGGCGGTAGTGTTATTGCGAGTACCGACCTACTAGAGTACCCACTAAACAGACCGCACACAGTGGCGCTATTTAGAGAGGGTGGGCGTTTCGATAAAGGTAACGCTAACTACGACGTCGACGCATTTTATGGCTACATAAAAGCAGAGACAGTCGACGAGGATACCAAGTATGCCGAAGAGACACCCGAAGAGCTGCAGACAGCAGTTACTATGCTCGTGGCTGGGTTGGTTAACCTATCGCGAAACGGTGGCGACAATGTGCAGAGTGAAAAAGTGGGTATGTATTCGTACACTGTTAAAGACCTAGAAAATAAAGAGGACTACAAAATAGCTATCGGGCTACTAGACCAATTTAAAAAATTAGCTTTTTAATATGTTGCAAGACCACTACAACATTACTTTTACCGTAAAGCGCAAACAAGTAACGGGGCGAAAAACTACGTTTGCTACTGCAGGTAGTGGACTGCGCGGACACAAACAGCCAGCCCGAGCCGAGTACCAGTTACAGTCTGCCGGTAACTACGACAAGGCGTACGTATTGCTATGCGACTTTAATGTCGAAATTGGCGACACTATCATAGCCGACAAAGTTACGTACAGTGTGCACGGGGTCGACGTACACAATTTTAGAGGTGGGCGCCGGCATACAGAGGTACATATGCACACGAGTGGCGAGGTGGTCGACTAGTTTTATGCAAATAAATATAACCATAGACACGAGCACAGCGCAGGCACTAGCCCGCAAGTTTCCCTATGCTGCCGAGGTTGCAGCCCGTAACTTTGTAGAGCGAGTAGGGTTTACTATCGAGGGTGCAGCTAAAGACGCAGCGCCAGCTATTACAGGTAACCTACGTCGTAGTATATTTTTTATACCAGACAGCCCGCTCGGTGGGTCGAGAGTGCACGCGTATGCAAACTACGCCAAGTACGTACACGGCGACCCGTATTTTTCGCCAGCCTCGCCACGTAAGATTACCCCGTTTTTCACTCGGGCAATGTTTACTAGCCAGAGCCAAATAGCAATGCACCGGCGTGCTATTATTAAAGATATTGCAAACGGCATAGGCAAATAATTTTATGGCTATATACACACCCGAAACTATACGCGAAAAAGTACTAGAGAGACTAGTAGCCTTGTCGACTAAACACCAAGCTATTTACCGTAGCCCAACGTCGAGTATTAAAACTGGGTACCCTGCATACGTACTAGAGTTTGGGCAGAATACCGACATATGGTCGAGTAATAAAAGTAACAAACGTACCCACGCTTTTAATTTATATGTAGTGTACGAGCACGAAAACACCGAGGCGAGCCAAGAGCTAGCAGAGCTGGCTATTAGTGAGTGTATCGGCGAGCTACATAACGTAGTTTTTGCCGACCCAACGCTAACAGGTTTAGAGAGTGGCTGGGTAAAAGCCAGCGACGTAACGTGGGGTTATGGCGACACCGGCAAGGTACCTACTCGGGTCGCTATGTTGCAACTAACTGTTACTGTGCACGACGTGCGGTAGACAGCTTTTAATAGTGTTATAATAAATACAATGAAAAAAGCAAAAACAGCCACAACGCGAGATATGCCAGCACGAGGCGAGGGTGTAGTTACAACCTACACGTTTGCCAAGTTTGGCGGTATTAAAGTGCAGGCGAGTAACCACGCCGAGGCACTTGTAAAAGCAGAGGCAAAACACAAAGCAATTACCAACAGTAGTAAAGATAATAAATAGCATATGTTAACTAGAGGCGAAAGTATGGCGCTAGGCGTCGGTGTAGAAGACCCAGCAGCACGCGGGACGTTTGTAGCTGCGCAAGATTATATTAGAACGCGAGAGCCGGCTAACTTCCAAATCGAGTTAGACAAGGTTGCTGTACGTGAAACTAAAGAGACTGGTATGTCTAGCCAAGGCGAGATTATTACCGCTCGACGTGTACAGGGCGACGCTGCATTTAATATGCGGTACCGCACTATTGGTTACTTGCTAAAATCTCTACTCGGTAATGTAAC